TTCTGTTTCTTCTGAAGTTGGTGAAATAGTTTGTGCAGTATTACCCATATCACTATGAGCAGTACAATAATAAAATAATAGTGGAGCGCCGGTTGTTCTAACTGGTGCAACATTAATAGTTGTAGAAGCTCCTGCGTTTCCAGGTACTCCTGCTGTAGTTACTCCTGTTGTATAAGGTGCTGCAGGACTATTGTTTGCATTTGTAGAAAATGCTAAAGTGTGAGTAGCATTAGAAGTATCTGTTTGATCAAAAATATAAGTATTACCTTCTTGTAAATATAAAACAGGAGCTAACTCTCCATTAATATAATATCTATTACCGGTACCATATTGAGTAGTCCCCGTTGCTACGGTTACTGTGTAAGTTATTGTAGCCACTTTAACCTCCTACGCTCCTGTGATTGTCATGGTAACGCTTCCGTCTGTACCCGACGTTTGTGATAAAGTTGCACAAACTCCGTTTTCAAACAAAATACCAGAACCAGGTATATAAACCTCTAATCCTTCTGTTTCAAATTTATAAGTAGCTTTTAAATTACCTGCTGCAGCTCCACCTGTTGTAGCTGAATCGTGTAAAAGTAAAACAGAACCTGCTTCACCTTTACCTTGAATAGAAGTAACTCTTGTTCTAGCCGCTCTTAAAAGAGTTATAGTACCTGTTTCTTTATTTAAAGTTGTTTGATCACTTGTATATCCTGACATTGTTTCTCCTTAAATTTTGTGTGTGGGCCGAAGCCCACACTTAATTAATTACGCTGTTGCCGCGTCTTGTAAATTGTTCGCTTGTATGTATGTAAACGTAACACTTACTTGACCTGTAGTTGCGGTACCACCTGCAGATATAAGAGTTGCTGTAATTTGTGTATCAGCACTAAATCTATCAGCTTCATCTAAAGCTGCGTCGGCTATTGAAGAAGTTTCTCCTAAAGCTTTGACGTTAGTATTAGCTATAAAGTATTGAGCTGTTCCTGTTTTTCCTACAGATACAGTTGCTGTTCCACTCGCATTACTCACTACTGCACATCTCATTGTAGTTGTAAGTAGTTGTGAGTTTTTTGGTATTACACCTACGTTGTAAGTAGTTGTTCCCACTACGACTGCCGCATCAATCAGAATTGATTGAGACATTACAACTTGACCAGTGTTTTTTACATCATCGCCAAGTGTTGTTCCTGTTGTGTTTGAAATCGTTCCCGCTTTTATCGGTCCCGAAAAAGTAGTTGTTGCCATATTAATATCCTCCTAGATATCTGAATACTGTCCCTAGGGTTGTCGACTATACCGCGTCAGCATTCATCATTTATTAAATGTATAGTGTATTAAATATACAATAGTTTTTAGTAGAGTGCAAGAGATCCTGTAGTGTGGAGAGTGTTTTCCAACGATGTAGCTTTTGATTAAGTAGCTACAGAAACTTGTGGAGCGACATCATCAATTTGATTTTGTCTATGTGCAATAGCTGCTTCTTCCAGCTTAATGTCAGTAATGACCCTTTTTACTTTGTCATCAATCTTGACCATTTCAAGAGTATATCTATTATTATCTAGATGCTCCTGTTGCCACTTCAACTCCAAGGACCTTTTTTGTTTGTATAGGTCTTGTATCATCAATAACCTCCTCATAAGTTATTCGATTTATCTCGTTATTATAGTTGTTTCCGAGATACTCCCATTTTATACTTTTTTCTCCTAGTTTGTCAAGTATAGCTTTTTCAACACTTTTAGCCGTATCTTCATCATGTTCAATAGTAAATTTTGCATGATGGTCATAAGCCCAGATATTTATGAGAGTTTTTTTCATTTACACACCTTTATGTATAAAAAAAGGGCGGTTTTAAGGCCGCCCTTTTTAAAATGTTTATTAAACGTTACCTGAACCGAACGCTCCTCTTGGATCAGAGAATCCAAAAACATATCTCTCTCTAGCTTTGTATCTTACATTGCCAGTATCAAAATCACCTTCCATTGAAGTTTTGATTGGTGATCTTACGAAATGTTTCAGACCGTTAGGTACATCTGTTTTAATCATCCATCTATTTGCGTTAGTGAAATAGTGGTTAATAGCGTATCCTTGCGGAACCATTCCCATATTTCTAACAGCATTGATGTCGTTGTCAGCTGTGCCCGTTCTACCTTGAGAAGACATTAATCTGTCTGCTACAAATTGAAGAGCAGGTGGAATTACTAATTTCATTCCTTGTGCTGCAATCAATAAGCCTCTTTCATCAGTCATAGCTGCGATTTGAATCAAAGCTGCTTCTAATGAAGTCTCATTAAGTTGAGACGCAGTAGTTAATCTATTGCTGAAAGTTCCAGCCATAGTTGGGTGTGTTGTACTAAACAACGGTTGACCATCGCCACCAGCAAAGCCTGTTGCGTAACCATTATTGATTACAGCTGCCGCTTTAACTTGTTTAGTGTTTGCCATAGATCTTGCTAACGCTTTTGTATATCTAGACGCAAGTCTGTCATACAAGTTATCTTCGATAGCTTCTTCTGTGATTGCAAACGCTAATGCGATTGTTTCGTTAGTGTAACGTGCTGTGAAAGTTTCTTGTGCATCGTCAAAAGTAACACCTTGACCTTCAGGTTTTACTGCTGCATTTGCGAAACCACTTAACATTACTTCTTCTTCAAAAGCTCTGTCAGATGTTTCTGTATCAAAAATTTCAGCATGCTCGTTAGCATAGTTTTTGTACTCAAGTCCAAATAGTGCATTTAGACCTGGCTCTAGTTCTTTAACTAGTTGTGCTCGTGATATTGCCATAATTTATATACTCCTATTTAGATTATGCGTATAAACCAGCGCCACCAGCGATCGCAACAATAACGTTTCCACCTGCAACAGTGAAATCTTTATTTTCTGGATCGTTGCCGTAAGCAACTAGTTTAAACATATTTTTTCCACCAGTACCATCTGCTGCAGAAGCAACATTAAGTGTAGCAATTGATTGCCCACTTTTGTTGTCTGTAGCCGTGTAATTACCGATGTTGAAGTTTAATGCACCACCAATAGATGTTTGCAAAACTGCCGCATCAGCTTTTACTTCGTACTGCTGAAAAGGGTTGTTAATTATAAACGCTTCAATTTCATTTGAACCGTTGTTGTAATTTACTGATGTAGTTTGACCTGCAACAATGTTATTGCTGAAAGTTGGTTTGCCTGAAGCATCGATAAAAAAAGCTCCGTTGAATACACCTGTTAAAAGTGCATCAGCGTCATTTTTAAATGCTGCTCCGCCGGCTCCACCATCATCTGTAAGTGTAAAAGCGCAGTCTTGTTGGTAACCTTGATTGCCTGCATCTTGTGTAGACATAGGATCACCTTTATTAGACGCAACGCCTGGTGCTGTTTGGATTCTATACTCCGCTTGACCAGATGTAGCTGGAGTTTGTCCAACTGTATTGATCGCTCGAAGTCCAAATCCTACTGTACTTGCATTTGCCATAGTTTTTGTTCCTTGTTATGTACTGACCCACACGGGTCAATACGGATTTATTTTATTTTTGTTGGGTAGGAATTACTAAATAATTAGTCTTTCTTTGTACCACCAAAAGTTACACGAGTATTAGATTCTCTAGAGAATTTCATACTTGGGTGCTGTTCCTTCATAAGATCGTTATTAATTGCTTCTTCTTTATCAGCAGTTTGCTTATTGTAATAAGCATCCATTTGAAGTGCAATCTCTTCAGGTATCCTAGCCAGCAATAGGCCTCCTACTCCGATGATCCCTGCGTATTTGCCGTCTGTTTCAACTGGGTAATTTGAATCTGGATATTCCTCGGATCTAACCAATTCGAATCCTGATCTCAATTGAGCTGCTATGTTTTTTGTATCTTGAAAACCCATAGTTTCTGCTCTTAACCATTGATGACGATAACCGTCTGGCGCAGGCGGTGCATCTAGTGGTGAGGGTGGAGCCCAAGTTGTAGGTTTCTTTTCCTTATCTCTTGTTTGGCTCGCACGAGAAGTTTTTATTTTTTCATTTTCCATATGCTTATGCTCCTTCCGTGATGTTTAATTGTTTCGCATACTCTTCGAGTGGCACACCTAATCTTTTAGCAATTGCTACCTGTGAAGGTGTGAGCTTGACAGTTTTTTTGCGTCCTGTTGAGGCTGAACGTTTAGCCGAGGCTACATTTTGAACCGGTTTGGCTCTTTCTGTAGTATTGCCTTCTATCTTATCAAATTTGTGCGGAAATTCAACTCTTATTCTTGAATCAACTTCAGCATAGTATTCGTCAGATTTAGGGTCATAACCTTCTTCTTCTACAAGCTTTTTATGTATATCAAAAGCCGTATAAGTCATAGCAGAATCACTACCAAACCATGCATTTTTAGATGCCCAGTCTTCTGCCCTAGGGTCTGTGACTGTTGGTTGTGTAGTTCTTTGAGGTGTAATATTTACCTCTTTTTGTTGTTTAGGTTCTTCTGCTGTTGTTTTTAGATTATTTAATCGTGCAGCGTCCATCGTTAAACTTGCAATTTGTTCTTGCGCTTTAACTTGACCATCTACATCTTGAGCTTCAATAGCAGTTTTAAGTGCTTGTTTAGCTGCACTCAAATTACTTGTTACTCTGCTTTCAAATTCAGAAACATAAGATTTATCTAATTTAGATAATCTAGTTTCAGTTTCTTCTTTTTGTTTATTAACAGCTTCAGCAAAAGCAATAGCTTCTTCTTTTTGCCTTTCTGCTTCTCTCATTTTACGAGTAAGTTTAGCAATTCTTTTTTGAACTCCATCACTATATTCTTTTAACTCGTCTTTGTTTTCTTCAGCTTTTACTTTTGTTTCATTTTCAAAAGTTTTATCTTCAGCAGGTTGCTCTTCAACTTTTTCAACCTCTATTTTTTCTTCTACCGGTGCTTCAGTTTTTTCTGGTTCACCTTTATCATCTAAATTAATTTCAGCTCCTACTGTTTCACCTACGTCAATTAGATCATCTACTTTTTGTTGGTCTTGTGCTTCTGGCATAGTTCCCTTCCTATGTTTATATTAAATGAAGAATCGATTCAGGATCTTTAATAGTTCCTAGAACTTCATCATCGTTAAGTATTCGCACTTCTCCACCTTCAATTGGTAATCGTGAACCCGCATAACGAGCAAAAATTACCCAATCTCCTTTTTTACACCAAGGCTCACCAAATTTATCTTTGTCCTTGTATGCTAAATCTCCCATCTTTAAAACATAACCACAAGTGGTTGCTATTCTAGCTTTGTCTAAAGATTCTTGAGAAAATAAAATTCCACCTTTAGTTTTTTCTCTAGGTGTAAAAGGTAAAACTAAAAGCCTGTAACCAGAAGGTTCTGGTAATTCATCTACAGTTTCAGTTCCTATGTTATCTGGATGTAGAGGTTCTTTTGTTTCACCTATGTTATAAGATTTTTCTTCGTTGTATTTGTCTTGAAGTCCTAATTTAATTTTTGGAACTTCCTTGTCCGTTTCCGATGTCGATAACGTTTCCTTGCTCATCTTGTTGCTCCTTCGGTTTTAGCAGGTTAGAGATTTCCTGTAATATTATTTGATAGGCTTGTGCCTGACCCAATAAATACTTGTATTTTTCCATGTTGTCAACCCCACCTGTAATCATAGCATCTCCTATTTGTTGTAGAGTAACATCAATTCTTCTTCTTAACTTTTCTACTATCATTAAATCGTCCATCTTCTCTCCTATAATTTAAATTGTTGCAAAACTTTTATTTTCTCTTCAGAAGCTGCAATCTTTTCTATTAGTTTATCTACTTCATCTATATGTTGAGGATGCTCTCCAATACCTACAGAATTTTCCAAGTAAATTTTAAGCGTAGCATCAGCTTCTAGAATTTGAGCTTCGTATCTAGCCTCAAGTGCATCTATTATTGCTGTTCTCATTTTTTATTCCTTCTTTTGTTTAAAAGTTTGACACGTGAGTGCCAACACCATTCAGTCATTTTAATAACATAGGTTTCAACAAATGCAATAGCATTATCGAGTTTTCCAAAAAAAGAGTATAAAAATTTATCTAACACTTCCACCTTCTACGTGCCTGTCGAAGTCTCGAATTTGGATTGGCCGCAGCTTTGGGGAATTGTTTCATTTGTCCTGCACTTCTTGCACAGTACGATTTTCGCCTTTTAGCGGCAGCAGACCCTTTTTTAACTTTACCGGTCACAGCTGTTTTTAGTTTA